ATCTAGTTGTCCTGCCATTAGCCTCTAACCGCCCTTAGTTGAAAAGTTCCTGCTCCACCTAGCATATACGCTCCAAGGTAACTTTGTAGCCAAGGGTAAACATCTAAAATATTATTTATAGAGCCAGTTCCTTGACTGTCTGTGTTGTACTTAACTTGAATATCTCCTAGTTTTACTTCAGAAAAATTACCGTCTTTACCAGTAGTGCCAGTAATAGCATCAGTATCATTTGCCAAAGCTCTAGCTAATTCAAATTGTGCATATTTAATATTTTGTGGGATTAAATCACAGGAAAGTTCTACACCATCTACCTGATAATTATTTCTTGGAAATTTTAGTGCCTGTCCATCATCACATCTGTCTCCATAGTAAACAAAACTATCAATCCACCTTGTAGCTGATATTAATGCTCTATTTTTCTTATCATCTTGTTTATTATCCCATTGCGTAGAACTGGGAACAGTTTCAAAATATGCGTCTGCTTCAGCTAATGTGACATAGCTATTAGCATTTGCTCCTTTTACTGTTGCATCTATAGTAGCTGCCACGATTAATAAAGTAATTTAGTTTTATTGTAGCGTAAAGAAAAAACCCCACCAATAATTGATGAGGTTTTCGATGACCACTTTCTAATATTATTAAGAAATATTAGATGTATCAAGTGGTGAGTTAACAATGATTTCAACCATAGGAATTAGGTCTGCATCATAAGTAATTGCCCAGTTGTTTGAGTTACCTAACTGTGCGTTTGTTGGGTTGTCAGTAGCAGATGTCCACTTAGTTCCCATAACGTGATAAGCACTGTGGTAGTCAACAGACATAACATCTTGCTTAGATAAGATGTTTCTATCTGATTCAATGCTTAGAGGAGATTGCTCACCTTCAAGAATTGTTCCTGACTTAATTAGGAAACAACGGAACTCAGTTTGATGACCAGAAGAACCAGGAGCAACTGTATTAACTTGAGAGTCAATAACAACATTCATACCAGCAAATTGACCGATACTTCTGTCAGTTACACCAACTCCACCGCCACCCCAAGTTACTGCACCACCAGTAGATAGAGCAGATGTTGAGAATGTAAGTAGACCTACTTGATATAAGTAGTAAGCAACAGATGGATGAACAACGAGAGTATCTAGCTCTTCGCCTCTTTCTCCAAGAAGTGATCTTCCTCTTGCAACTGTAGAAGCTGTTAGGAAGTTTGCTTCAACAGCACTTGTACCAGCTTTAGCTACGTCAAGTGAGTTTGCACCTAAAGGACCAGTACCAGAAGCAAATAAGCCATCTAATAAACTGAATAGTCTTGCAGAGTTTAGTTTGTTGATAGCATCTGCAATTTGGTTTCTGATGTGACCCATAGGATCTTCACCAGCAGCCAATACAGCTACGTCATCAACAGCATACGCAAAACCTCTATGACAGATAGTTGCGATCTGTGTTCCTGTACCAATCTTTTGTGGTGTCAAATAACCAGAGTTACTTGTACCCCATGTTGCTGTACCATCTAAGATTTCCTCAGTTGGAGCGATTGGGTTAAATTCTGGAACTTGGATTCTTGTTCCACCTTCTGATGCGTCAAGAAGTGAGTTTCTTACAACAGCACCAGATTTGATAAATGCACTACGTTCCTTGATAGCTTCGGAAACGTATGTGCTGAGATTATTTCTCTTAACGATGTCCGCTAATAGGACACCGCCAGAATAATTCTGAAACGGAGCAGCCATTCAGATTACCTTGTTACTTTTGCGATACCCTAGTCACAGACGAGGGGATTAGTTTCACAGAAACTAACTATTTTTGAGCCTCTTGCTTGAGCACTGCTGCAAGCTGTGGGTCTTGTTCTAATAGTAGCATTTGTTGTGTGAGATTGCCCGTTTTCCAAGGGTTTACAGGTCCACCACCAGCATTTGCTACGGGGCTAGGTCTAGCACCCATTCCTGCTGCTGAACTTGGCTTGAAATGATGCTCGTAACCACTGCCAGGGTTTTTGAGACTCGTGAGATATGAAGTGAGATCCTGTTCGACTCCACCATTTAGAACAACAACTTTCCCTTCAGCGTTCTTTTGTAACTTTCCCTGTAACAATGACAGCATTTGCTCTGCATTTATAGCTCCTTCATTACTGATGGCTGCGAGTGCTGTTGTTTTAGTGGAAGCTAGTTCGTGAGAATTTTTCATCTCCTCAAGCTGTTGAGATAAAGATATTATCTGTTGTTCTTTATCCTGGGCTGTTTTGTTAGCTTCCTCCCAAAGAGTTTTCCATTGACCTTGTTCTTCTAGGTCTTTGGTTCGCTTTTCTTCTTTCTGTTTATAGACATCATCTAGTTTTCCTTTGATGCCTTTGAATTTTTCTTCTGCTTCAGCAGCTTCTTTACGAGCAGCAGCTAGTTTTGCCTCATATTCTGCTTTTATAGAACTGAGATCAGGTGCTTGTGGTTGTGAAGGAGTGTCAGCCACGGGCTGTTCAGGAGGATTCACGGAATCAGGCTGAATTACTTTTTCTTCTATTGCCATTAATTATTCAGAAAGTGGATTAGTAGTTTTCTTTTTTGAGACCTTTTTCTTGGTTTCTTTTGGTTCAGGAGCAGGACAAACTTCAGCAACTTTTTGTGCTTCAGTTTTAGGCTCTACTACTTCCCATTTATAAGTTCCGTCAGGTTGCAGAACTTTATCAATAGATCCAGCCATGAAAATGTGTGTACTTATCTACTATTGTATCAGACTATTCAGATTTGGCCTCATTTGCTGATGGTAATACTTCACCCTGTACTAAAATGTCTCTAAATTCCTCTCTATCAATGACTTGTTGATCGAATAATGATGTCAAAGCTGTAATATCTTGTCCGATTAATCTTTCGATGTCAAAGTCTCTGCTAATTTTTACTTCTGGTGGTTCGATTCCAACATATTCAGCAGATAAATTAAACGCTTTTTGTAGTTTTTGTTCTAATTCCATAGAGACCATTGCAAGCATAGAATTAGTATCCACACGATCTAGTCTGCGAGCATCTGCTGACTCTGCAACAAACTTCTGTTGTGATAATGTACTGATTCCGAGTGTTGCCATCTGCATTTGTAGCTCTTTTATTTCTGCTGATTGTGCATCAAAAGCACTGGAAGCTGGCTCTACATAGTATATTTTGTTGCCTGGCTGAGTCGCCATTGCGTAGTTTACGCTGATAGCGAGGTCTTTTGTTTGGTCATCATATCCTTCCATCACAAGCATTGGTTGAGATGCAACGTGCAAACTATGAATTAAATCTGCCTGTCTTTGAAAATGTGCAAGATTTAAATATGCAATATCAAGTAAAGGTGGTTTACTTACTAAGTTATCTGTTTTACCAGAATAAATTGTTACTAAGGGTATCTCACCTAGAGAAAAGATGCCAGATTCTACCTGTTGATAGTCTTTGTCTGCTGATCCAGCTTCAAAACTACCAGCAGAACTTCCATCTGAGACATCATACATTTCTTCGATTTGTTCTTTTTTGCGGAATACTCTGTAACTTCCTGGTTCGATTACTCTTATTTGATCGAATACTTTTTCTCCGAACTGTCCGTCTGGGAGTACAGCTTTCTCACCAATTCTTACCTGTATCAAGTTTCCATAATTTGATTCTCTGTCTAATCTCCAACCATAGAGATTGTTTGGGTCGACTTCGATCCAGTATGGTCTGCGATTTTGTTGACGTTCCTCAGCTAGACTTACTGCCCCTGATGGTGCAGGATAATCTACAAGAATATGGCTTTGGCCGTATGTGAGGGAACACATCAGTAATCTTCTAGCATATTCGTCTAAATCCGACTTTCTGCCGTCTACATCCATCTTGAACATTTCGGTCCAATAGGGATCTCCTGTAAGTGTTATCGGTTTTCTTAGTACAAGACCTGTGGCTGCTCGGATTAATCGTTGGGTGAATGGGGAAAATACAGCACGATTTACTCTGGCTAAGTAGGCATCGTAGTCTTCTCTTGGTTCTAGTGGTAAGAATGTTTCGCTGTTTGTTCGGAGGTAATCTGTTCCTTCGGTCACAGCTTTCATTATTTCCCAACCTTTCATCATGTCTAGGACAGCCCTAGTGCGAGTGAAAGGACTATCTATTCCGCCTACAGAAGTAGATGAAATGATGTTGGTTCTGATTGGGCCAGGTACAGCGTATGTCATTTACGACACCTCCATTTCTTTAAAGCTAACGCTTTTCTTGTGGGTTCACCATTAGGTTTTTTCATTGGGCCAGGCATACCAGACATTCTGGCACAGAAAGATGCTCGTCTTTTAGCTGCCTTACTGCCAGGTTTTACTTTTCCTGTAACTGGTGCTTTTAAATTGCTACCAGTGGCACGATTGTATTTCGCACGACCTTTTGCTGTTAGTCCTCCTGTTTTAGACTTTTCCCCTCTGCCTACGCTTAAATTTACCTGTTTACGTTTCTTTCTCATTTTCCTACCTTCGCTTGTGCTTTTTTATGAGCTTGGGTAAAAGTATCTCCTGCTCTCATTCGCCTTTTCATAAACTCCATGTGCTTCGCACTATGATGCTCAGAGTGTTTGCTCAACAAAGTTTTTTGGCGGGGAGTAAGTTTCACTTCTTTTTACGTTTTTTCTTTTTGGCATTGAGTTTTTTAAGATCCGCAGCCGTGATCTTATCCCGTGGTGGAGCGACAGCAGCGAGTTTACGCTGTTTTGCTGAATAAGATCCTTTAGGCATCAGATAGAAGCGGTAATAGCACCAGTTGTCACAAAACTAACTGATACTGTAGAAATGTCTCCAACAGTAGAACTAAATGAAGTTCCTGTAATAATTCCGTTGAAATTTAATTTTTTACTGCCTGATGTATCTAAGAAAAGATTAAATGTAGCATCACCAGCATCTTCTGTTGTTAATACATCTGAAATAATTTCAGCAGTATCATCTCCAGATGTTGCTGTGTAGAGAAGATCAACTGTTCCAGAACCAGAAATTAAACTACCTACAAAACTTCTTGATGTCGCACCATGAGAAGTAGTTTCTAATGTGTCTTTTGTTGTGTCTAATGTCCAAGCTGTTGTAGAAGCTATAGCTCCTGCTGTTCCAGTTCCGTTATCAAATGATACAGAGCCTTCTTCACCACGAAAAAATGCCATGATTTTTGCGAAATATACT